GTGGCATGGCAGTAGGCAAACCAGGAAACAGTCTACATGAACGCGGGATGGCAGTTGATATACAACAGGGCAAAGGCGACCAAGTAGCAATTGATTTGTTAAACAAACAAAACTTGTATCAGACCGTGCCAAAAGATCCTGTGCATTTTCAATACAGCGCCAGAGAAGGTGGAGTGTTATCCGGGCCCAAATCAGGATATGCTACTCAGCTGCATGGCGATGAAGCAGTGGTTCCACTGTCTGGTGGTAGAACTATTCCGGTAGAAATGCCAGCACTTACTGCCAGCATGAATGGCCAAATCAGCATGATGCAATTGCAAAGTGAACAACTGGAAGAACTGATTGAATTAATGCGTAGCAATAACGGAATAAGTTCAAAGATACTTCAAGCATCCAAGGACTAACGGTAAATAGTACACTATGGCCGACAACAAAAATTCTGGTAACAACAAATCTGGGTGGAAAAAATATTTCAAAGTCGCAGATTTATCTGGGCAGATGAGTCCAATTTCTGGCGGAAGAGATTCTGGCCTACCAGGGTATGGACGCAACGACGGCAGAACCAATTCTGCTGAAACTGACTTTAGTTTCCGCAACTATGCCAGCAGACTGCCAGAAGTTTACTCTGGCCATCCCAATCGTATTGAACGTTACAACCAGTATGAGAGCATGGACACAGACTCTGAAATCAATGCATGTTTGGACATTATTTCAGAATTCTCCACACAGTTGAATGAGCAAAATCAAACGCCATTTGAAGTCAAATACAACGATGATCCAACTGATCACGAAGTAGAAATCATTCGCAAGCAGATGCAACAGTGGGTCAAGCTGAACAAGCTAGATCAGCGCATATTCAAACTGTTCCGCAACACCATCAAGTACGGCGATCAAATCTTTGTGCGCGATCCAGAATCGTTTGAAATGTACTGGGTAGACATGAGCAAGGTGTCTCGAGTGATTGTGAACGAGTCAGAAGGCAAGCGTCCTGAACAGTACATCATTCGTGACATCAACCCCAACTTTCAAAATTTAACTGTGGCAGCAAAAACTACCACAGACTTTATGGTAAACCCGCCCACTGGCAGCAGTTATCAGCAGGGTGGCGGATACAATGCACCCAACACATCCATGACTGGTACCAGTCGTTTTAGCCGTGCTGTAAACGAAACTTGCATTGATGCCAAACATGTGGTACACCTGAGCTTGAACGAAGGCTTAGATTCTTTCTGGCCTTTTGGCAAGAGTATTTTAGAAAACATTTTCAAAGTGTTCAAACAAAAAGAACTGTTAGAAGATGCGCTGTTGATCTATCGAGTGCAACGTGCTCCAGAGCGCAGAGTGTTTAAAATTGACGTGGGCAACATGCCATCACACTTGGCCATGCAGTTTGTGGAACGTGTAAAAAACGAAATGCACCAGCGTAGAATCCCCAGCTTTGGTGGTGGTGGGCAAAACATCATGGACAGCTCGTACAATCCGCTGTCGATCAACGAAGACTTCTTCTTTCCCACAGGGGCAGACGGACGTGGCAGCTCAGTTGATGTATTGCCAGGTGGACAAAACTTAGGCGAAATTGACGATTTAAAGTATTTTAACAACAAAATGGCCCGCGGTTTGCGTGTGCCATCCAGCTATTTGCCCACAGGTCCAGATGACTCAGATCGTGTAACAAGTGATGGCAGAGTGGGCACAGCACTCATACAAGAGTATCGTTTCAACCAGTATTGCGAACGACTACAAGCATTGATCATGCAAAAACTTGATGATGAATTCAAGATGTTTTTGAAATGGCGCGGGTTTAACATTGACTCTGGCTTGTTTGCACTGAAGTTTAACCCTCCACAAAACTTTGCCAGCTATCGTCAAAGTGAACTGGACAACACCAGAATTACTGCTTTCCAAGCCATGGAACAGATTCCTTACATGAGCAAGCGTTTTATGTTGGAACGTTTCTTGGGCCTAAGCGAAGACGAAATACAAAAGAACGAAAAAATGTGGAGAGAAGAGCGCGATACTCCAGAATTACAAACCACACAAGGGCAAGATTTGCGCTCTATTGGCGTTACTCCTGCTGGTATTGAGTCAGATATTTCTACCGGCGAAGAAATGATGGGTCTTGGTGCGCCTGGACAAGAAGTTGCACCTCCAGGTGGTCAAATGCCACAGCCTGCAACTGGAAGCCTGCCTGCACCGTCGGGCGTATAAATAATATCATGATACTGAACGAGCTTTACGAAAGATCCCCATCAGCGTATCAAGACATCAGTCAAGATAATACGCAGCCAAAACTTGGCGATCTTCGCAAGACAAAAATTACATTAAAACAGTTGAATAAATTGCGTAAAATGCAAGACACAAGATCATATGAGTACAACGACAAGCTCAAATTGATCCGCAAACAATATGCGCCTCCAGCTCAGCCTGTGGCGTAATATTACTCATTTATTGCAAAAACACACCATAAACCGCTGAGTTTTTGCCTTTAAAGTAAATATAGGTATAGATTTGCCAGGTTAGCGAATCTACCCAACATACTTATAGGAGCTATTAAATGAGCAACAAACGTTTTGAACAACTGATCGAATACGTCATCAATGACGAAACCGCAAAAGCAAAAGAATTATTCCATCAAATAGTGGTGGAAAAAAGTCGTGCTATCTATGAAGACCTCATGGAAAAAGAAGAAGTAGACGAAGACAATGCAATGGGTGAAGAGCCTACTGAAATTGACACAGACATGAGCGAAGACATTGGTGGAAGCCAAGCTCAAGACATGATCGACGACGTTGAAACTGAAGAAGCTGGCATGGCCGAAGATGACGAGTCTGACGCTGAATTTGATGACGGTGCAGAAGAAATTGGTCATGATGTAACCAGCGATATTGAAGACGAACATGATGGCGAAGGCGACATTGAAAATCGTGTGGTTGACCTTGAAGACAAACTAGACGAACTCATGGCTGAATTTGAAGCCATGATGGGCGGCGATGACGGCATGGGCGGCGAAATGGGTGACATGACTGATACACCAGACATGACTGACATGGAAGTTCAAGACGACGAGTTTGAAACAGAAAGTCAAATGATGCCAATGGAAGAAGCTATCAGCTTAAAAGCAGCCCCAAAGCCAGTGACTTCTGAAGAAGGCGGCATCAACAAGAAGTCTACAGTGGCCGCTAACAGTGGTGCAGCCGGTATGGCCAGCAAGCCAGTTCACACAACTGGTGACACAGCACATGGTCGTCCAGCACCATCCACAAAAGAATTGATTGGTAGAGTGGGTAACACACCTGCTCAATCAACACAAGGTCTCAAGCCTGCTACCAAGCCAACTAATGGTCAAGCTGCTGACGTGAATATAAAGAGTCCATTACCAAGCAGTCGTAAAGGCTAATTTGCCATGGTAAAGTACTTACAGGAACATCTTAATTTCAATCAGGCCAAGATTCGCGTCTTGTCCGAAGATAGTCCTGACGGCAAAGGAAAAACACTGTTCATGGAAGGTATATGCATTGAAGGCGGAGTAAAGAACGCTAACGAACGTGTATACCCTGTGAACGAAATTTCCCGAGCAGTAGATACTATTAACAAGCAAATTGTTGAAGGCTACAGTGTGATGGGTGAAGTAGATCATCCAGATGATCTCAAAATCAATCTAGACCGTGTGAGTCACATTATTGAAAAAATGTGGATGGACGGACACTGCGGCTATGGAAAATTAAGAATATTACCCACCCCAATGGGACAACTGGTCAAGACCATGTTGGACTCGGGTGTAAAACTAGGAGTTTCGAGCCGTGGTTCAGGTAACGTGAACGACGGCAACGGACATGTCAGTGACTTTGAAATTGTCACTGTCGATGTTGTTGCTCAACCCAGCGCACCACATGCTTATCCCAAAGCCATATATGAAGGACTTCTTAACATGAAGTACGGACATAGAGTTTTAGATGTAGCAAGAGACGCAGGCAAATAAAACAAGATACAGAGATATATGAAGAACGAAGTAACTCGTTTGATCAAAGATCTCAAAATATAAGGAGTAAAGCATGCTAGATGCTATTAAACCATTGCTTGATAGTGAACTGA